ATCAAAATCATTAATGATAAGTTTATCCCCTTCTATCATCTGTTTTAAGTTAGAACATCCAATTTTCTTTACTGCCTTTGTAGTTCGTACACCCAATTCTGTAGCCTTGTCTCCAAAGCCGCTACCTACTATCTGACCCAATCGTCCTCGCATTTGTGTCATTATAAGGTTTTCATACTCTAAATCGTAATGTAGGGCGTCTGCAATCTGGCCTCCGACATCGTTTACCTCAACTAATACTTGTGCATTGTTATAATTCTTAGCAACAGTATGCACGACTTCAGGTAGAGCTAATGGTTTAATTTCGTTGTTTCTATACTTCGCTACAACTTTATATGGTATAGTTGTTATATCTAAAACAATGAAAGCAGAATAATCACCAGATACTCCACGAGCAACATCTACAGTCGTACAATATTGATGGTCTTTGATAGGTTTTTCATAGATGTCTAACCCACCATTCGACTCTAAAGGATCTATTGTAGGTATGACTTGTAATTTTGTTGGACTAATTAAAGTATCAATCGAACCGAGAAATGAACATTCAAACTCCTGCAAGAATTGCTGTTCACTAGTATTACGAATCGTCTGTTCTTTCCAAGCATCATCTCTACCAGGAACTTCAGTCCAATGTACGTCTATTGGTACAAATTCATTTTTTTCGTTTATTGCATCTTGCCATAATTTATAAAACATATTCATACCATGCGGCGTTGATACAATTACTACTTTAGATGTTTTACCAGCAGAGATAGTCGGGTATACAGAACTAAAAAACTGTTCCGCAATATTTGAAGGAACGAAAGCAAACTCATCAAGAAAGATAAGGTTATAAGACCCACCACGAACAGCACTAGCAGAAGTCGAACTCGCAAGGATTTTGGATCCGTTTTCCAATTCAAGACTTCCTTTGTTCCAATTGAGAACTCCTTGTTGCAACCATTCGGGTAAGTGTTCATAAGCTAATTGAAATCTCCCTAACAAATCTCTAGCAGTCTGTGCCTTATTTGCAAGGATAGCTACGCTGACTGTTTCATTAAAAATTAAATAGTGTACTAGATATGCTAATAAAACTGTAGACTTTCCAGATTGACGAGGAAGTTTACAAATAGTAAACCGATTGTTATGAAAAGTTCCTATCATATCCTTTTGAAAGGGATATAAATGAAAAGGAATTAAACCTTCATCAATGCTGACAATCTTTACATAATTCTCTATAAAGTAACCTGGATTTTTAGAACATTTGATAAATTCTTTTACTTGTTCTTCGGTAAAAGAAATCTCAGTACCAGCACCTTTAAGATTTGGATTGCCTTTATATGTATCAGCCATCACCCTTTAACATCTTTTGAAGTTCTTTAGTAGAACCTACAAATAATGCATTAGTAACATTTTTTGGTCCATGTTCAGGAACTTCTTTCAATTTTTTCATCTTCTCCTGCAAGTCAACTAATTTTTCTGTTACTTCACCTACATTTTTAATTAACTGACCTGCAACTTCATATGCTCTAGGATGTTCTCCTTCTTTAGCTAAATCTAATATTCCGTCAATGGCATCTTGACCACGCTCGATAAGACTATAGAAATTTTCTCGACTATACTTATAGTCAGAATCCATATCTTCAGGTTCATCAGGACGGGCTATCAATTTACCCTTCCTAGGAGCCCACAATTCTTTATCACCGTTCAATATCTCATTTTTAACATCACCAGTTCCTCCAGTGATACCTAAAAATTCTGATAAGGCTAAATTTAAATCAGCTGCCATTAGACCCATTCACTTAAAGTTTCTGTGAATCCAAAGTTGTCATCTTCATCAGCACCCACAGCCTTCTCGACTCCAGAAACAGAATATTGTCGTACTCTTGGAGGTGCCTTCTCTTTAAGGTCTGCATATTGGTCAACATCTACTTTCTTAATAATTGAAGATGTAATAACAGGACCATACATATAAGTTTTTGCAGAAAATGAAAATGTGTAGATAAGAGCTCGTCTAGTCATAAAATCACCATCATAGGTATCTTCATAACCTGTACTGTTTAATACAATTGGGATATCTCTTATTATATCCATACCAGGGACTGCATTAATAGTAATACTATAATCTGGTTGAAAATAAGGAATTATTTGTTCTACAATTTGAACTCCATCATCACTATTTTTTGCCATAACAAACAATTCAAAACTGACGTTATAAGGAACAGGACTAAATTGTGTATCCATTTGTGTTCCTTTTGTACCCTTCACCTTTTTAGTTTTAATCATTTTATTTAATTTTCTAGCACCGTCATATTCGATACTGCCCATTTCAAAACCTATTCTAGGCAAAGATACTGCGACCTTTCTATCTACGTTAGCATCTTCTCTCAATCTTGCAAGAAACTTTTGTTTTGGACCATAGGCCAAAGGAACTTTCATAGACTGTTGAGTTGTTCCACCTGCATCTGTTCTAACGATATGAATATCATTAAACAATGTTCCAAAAGCTATGATAGTGTTTCTTAAAATTTCATGGTAATATGTTCTACCAAACATTAGTAACCTCCTCTAGGTTCACCAAAGGGATTGCCTTCAGTGAAATTCAATACTGAATCTGCTTGCGTTTCTATAAATATATTTGTAGCTTGGTCATCTATAGTATCTATAACGAAAGACTCACTTATAATGTAATCTCCGTATTCTGTTATCAGACTATTGCCGGCAGAATCCGTTTCTGAAAGTATATTATCTCCATCAGTTTCTTCCAGTAACAAGTCTCCATCTTCAAGTGCCATATTCTCGTTATAATCCGATGCCTGTTCAAGTGATATCTGATAAAACAAAACATCCAAACTAGATTCATCTTCAATGACATCTATTGCAGTAATGCCTGTATCAAGTTGTTCACTTGAATATTCAAACGTACTGCAATATAATTTATATACAGGTAGGTTATCTACTTGAAAAAACGGATCATCATGGTCTACAAAATTTATTTCAAATAATTTTTGAAGTCTAGGAAAATATATTAAATCTCCTTCATTAGGACGTGGTGCCACTATAAGATTTGAGTCTTGCCCAATCAAGGAAATCCAACGCCTGCGAGATACTACAAAAGTAGCCTCATCACGAATCTCTAAACCAAATTTGGATACTAATTCTTTTTCCCCACCATATCCTTCAACTTGTTCCATAAACATTTCAATACCATATGCATCATCAAATTTTGATAAAACATCTTCACCAAACAATGTATCTTCCTTTATTAAAGTTCTAGGAAGATAATAAACATCATGTCCAAAAACCTTTAACTGCTCTACTATTAAATCTTCGTAGAGATATTGTTCATTTTTTGTTCCTTTATCGAAATAAACTGAAGTTGCCATGGTCTACCCTACAGCAAAGTCTACAGGCATCTCGTAAGTTAATCGCATTTCTTCTTCAAGTCGTGTAATTTCTTCTTGAGCTTGTGAAAAAATCATTTCACCATTCATTGTTACCCCACCCAACATTGTAACTCCATTAAACTTAATAAGATTCTGACCCCATTGCTTTTTAATCAATGCGGTTGCATATTTCTTTAAAAAGAAATCATTATAGATATCAGTCCATACAGTTGGGTCTAGTTTACGATAACATTCTACTACTAACCATTCACCTGTTTCAATATCATTATCCCAGTCCATATCTACATATAATCTATTTTGATGTACATTAAATCTTAAAGGCTTTTCTCCTGTTAAAACATGATCTAAAAAATCTAAATGTTGCATTGTCATTTCATAATGCACAATTGATGCGGAAGAAAAATCATAAAGATCATTCAATCGTAATTGATATCGTATATCAAACATATTTGTAGTAGATTTGTCGCTAAAAGGAAATACATTTATTACAGACATTACTGAATCTGGAATTGGAATATAATTATAGCTTTCATCCCAATCTCCAGTTACACCACTAGTAACCTTATCTGTTGCTGTTGTCGTTGCATCATTAGCAATAGCTGCTCGAGTTTTATCGGCGGCTGTTATCTCATGTTTGAGATACATTCTTTCAACTCCATCAAAATGGAATTCTGAAAAATATTGCAGAGCCTCATCTAAACGATCATCTACTTGGTCATCATCTACATTAATTTCAACCACAGGTTTACCTAATCTTCGTAGGCACCATTCTTTCAATGTAGCTTTCGTTGTTGGTGTTGCCATAAGTTTACCCTAGTGCAATAGCTATCATCTGTGCATATGCTTGATTGGCTAAAATTCCTGTAGAATTTGGTAGCGTAACTGTTCTGTCTGCCGTTGGATCTGTAACTGTTAATGTTGTTTCATATGCATCGGCTGTAGCGCCTTCAAATATAATAGTACCACTTCCCGTCATGGTTAACCCACCGGAAGTTGTTATTGCACCTGAACTTATTGTACCCAATCCACTGACGTTACCACTCGTATCAAATGTATAGTTACCATCAGTAAACACGCCGTCTATTGTTAAGTTTCTGATTGTTCCAATGTCTTTATTACCATCTACAACTAGAGCCTTTGAAGCGACAGCTGTACCAGCAGTCAAGTCATCTATTTGTTCTAGATCAGCTTCATTAATTACAGCACTTCCGATTGTAAATCCTGTTGCAGTTACTACACCACTAGATGTTATTGCGGCAGCTGCAAATGGTGCGTCTGCTACTGTCAAATTTCCTGTACTTGAACCTGTTGCAGTTGTAGTACCTACTTGAAATGTATCTGCACTTTCATCCCACATGAATATAGCATTGTCACCTGTAGAACCACGTTCTATGACAAGACCACTATCATTAGCGTTAGAGCTTGCACCGTTATTAAGTTCAATCAGGTTATCTTCTACAACCATATTAGTAGTAGATATTGTGGTCGTAGTACCGTTTACTGTATAGTCACCTGTTACTGTTAAGTTTTGCGATAATGTGACATTACCTGAAGAATCAATTGCAATTGAATCTGTGTCTCCCACAGAACCAATATTACCTGCGTTCGGGATTACTATGTTGCCCCCGGTGGTCATCAAACCACCACCAGTATAAGTTCCCGATACATCTAGATTTGCATTAACATCTACCAAAGTAGCGTTTAGTTCGATTTCATCTGTTGCATTAATATCTAATACTGTAGCACTTGGTGCGTTGATATATTGTGATGCATCATTAAACTGAAGCGCCATTGTACTGTTAAGTAACAATCCAGTATCAGCAACGTGTGTTAAAGTAACATCATTATCAGCTCCAAGTCCTAGTACAGCAGCATCACTATTTAATTTTAAATCATTACTTACTAAAACTGCCGTAGAAGCATTTAAATCAATTGTTGCTTCTCCATCAATTGTCATTACTCCGTCGGACGATTGATGAATAAATGAAGCACTATCACCAAATTGTATTTTTCTTGTACTGTTAAGTAACAATCCGGTATCAGCAACGTGTGTTAAAGTGACATCTTGGTCATTTCCAAACTGAATAGTTGAATCATCTGCAAGAAATAAATCTGAAAATTCGTAAATTGGTGATCCTAATGTTGTACCACCTGCACTTGTAGGTAATATAGATGTTCCAAAAGTACCAGTATTAATTACTGGAGATGTTAAAGTTTTATTTGTTAGTGTATCTGTAGTTGCTTTACCTACTAACGTATCTGTTGAAATCGGTAATGTTACTGTAACATCACTTGTTGGATCTCCTGGAGATAATGTTAATTCATATGCATCTGCACTTGAACCTTCAAAAACTAAATTGCCTGTAATTGTTCCACCAAATGCAATTGTATCTGAAGCAGAATCACCAAGATTAATTGTACCGCCATTAAATGTTGAAGTACCTGTTACAGTAAGGTTTCCACCAATACCAGCATCACCTGTTACAGTAAGGTTATCTGCAATTGTAGTTTCTGATGTAGTATGACCAATCGTTAGTGCAATTCCAGAAGTCTCTGTAGCGATCTTCAATGCACCTTGTGAATTTGTTATGTATGAATTAGTACCGTCATGGTATAATTGCATATCATCACCTGTACCTAACTTAATATTAGCACTATCAGGCATATCAACATGGGTCGTAGGACTAATAACGCCTGTGACTCCTAAAGTTGTACTGATTGTAGCAGCACCTGTAACTGCAAGAGTTGAACCATCAAATGTCAGATTGGCCTCGTCAACGATTGCTGATGTAGTGTTGCCCGTTAGGACTCTATTATTTACAAAAGTAACCGCACCGGTGCCGCCATGAGCCACACCTACAGTTTCTCCTGTTTGATATTCTGCAAGACCTGTAGCTACGCTATTATTATCGTATACAGCTCTTATAGGGGTCTTATCTGCCATTTTTTTTTATTCCTTCTTTATATTTATTGTTTTAAAATCTAAATAACTCTCGACCTATTTCATCAGCCAGTGTTGTTCCATCTGCAAAAGTAAAATTGGTAAACACATCTGTTACTGCTTTAAAATTTAATACTGCATTTCTTGTTACCAATCCGCCGGCCTCTGAATAGAAATTTGCCTTATATATTGGAACTCCAAACGCTGATGCAGCAGCAATCTTATCCTCACCCACATTTGAGCCTTCAGGTAATGTCACTCCATCTCCTGAAATCGCAACTTCTCCTGATCCATCAGAAGAAATTGTGGCCCCACCCAAGTTAATAGTAGATCCTGATAAGAATAATTCTCTATATCTTAAAGATGATGTTCCTAAATCATAAGTATCATTTGTTTTGGGTACTACATGACTGGCAATTCGTCCAGTCACTACTATATCATCTGCTGTTGCATTGCCCAATGTTACAGCGCCGTTAAGTGTTGTTGCACCTGTTACATCTAATGTTCCACCAGCGGACACATTGCCTGTTAATGTACTTGCACCATCAACTGTTAAAATGCCATCAATAGTTACGTCATCTGGCATTCCAATTGTAATTGTATCTGTAGTGGTAGAAGAAGCAATTGCCGTTGTTATTTGATTTGCAGTACCATCAAAGTTCAAAGTATCTGTAAGCAATTCTGTTGCTGCGGTTTGTGTTCCTGAGTCTGCTGTAACGGGTAAAGCTGTTGAAAGTGCTACTGTACCAGCAGCTGTTAATCTACCCTGAGCATCTACAGTAAATGTAGGAATCGCTGTACCTGCCCCATATGATCCTGCGGTCACAGCAGTATCATCTAAATTTATTGTTACAGTATTACTTGAACCCACTGAAGTCAATCCTGTTCCACCGGCTATATCTAAAGTTTCACTATCTAAATCTATTGATAAAGCACCACCACTATCACCTTGGAAATCTAAATCTTGTGCGGTTACTTGTGAATCTACATATGCCTTGACTGATTGCTGTGTTGGTAAAGATGTAGCACTATCAGATGTCATATCATCTTCATCAATAGTGGTCATACCATCTAACAAATCAGCATTAAAATTTGTAACTTTAGTTGTAGAGGCTACTGTAAATGGAGCAGTACCAGTAGTTACATCGGACTGAAAAGTTTGTGCCCTCATCTCATAAGCACCAATATCAATATTAGCTGAAGCAGTTATTCCAGCCGTTGTTAGTGCTGTGATTGTTGTTGCGGCTATTGTTCCACCTTCAACTACATCACCACTTATTTGATTGTTGGCTAATGTTAAAGTACCACCACTTACATCTAATGTTTTTCCTGTACCTACTGTAACATCGCTTGTAGCGATAGTAGCACCATCAATAGTACCACCATCTATATCAGGTGTATTAATATCTGGACTTGTTAATGTTTTATTGGTAAGTGTTTGGGCATGAGCATTAAACGTAAACTCATCATTTCCTGTCAACAATGGAAGTGTGACAGTTCTATCTGCCGCAAGTTCACTAACAGCAAATACATATTGATGGTCTGCTGAAGTATCGTTAATCTGTGGTGTTGTTACAACAGGACTTGTTAGTGTTTTATTGGTAAGTGTCTGTGATCCTGTTAATGTTGTTACAGTAGAATCTATAGCTACCGATACAGTACCAGATGTTCCACCACCAGAAAGACCAGTACCAGCAGTTACTCCAGTTATATCGCCAACTTCTGGTGTAAACCATTCTAAAGTACCACTTGCATCTGAAGTTCTTAATGCTTGTCCACTAGAGCCCACGGCAGCTGGTAAAGTTGCTGTCCAAGAAGCAGATACAGTACCTGGCGCTTGTAAAGCAACATATTGACCGCCCGTAGTATCTTGTAATCGCAAATCTCCTTGAGCAGTAATATCTACTTGTGTACCTGTAATCGCAGCAGGTGTTGTTCCACCAATAACAGAGTTATCTACTGTACCACCACTAATTGTTAGGTCATCAGCAACATAAGTATCAGCAACAGCAGTACCTTGCCATGTACCTGTTGCAATTTTACATAATGCTGTAATTTGTGTTTGTGATGCCTCTACTGCTAGTGAAACTGTACCTGATGTTCCACCACCACTTAATCCTGTACCTGCTGTAACACCTTCTATATCTCCAGCAATGGATCCCCATTCGATTGCACTAGCGCCAGAATTTACTTTCAATACCTGGCCGGCGGTACCTAACGCTGATAGACCTGTACCCCCATAGGAGTAATCTATAAAATCACCCGATTGGTACTCTGCTAACCCTGTAGCATTTCCTCCGGTGTAAACTGTTCTAATTGGGACTTTAGCTGCCATTGTTTTTTTCCTGTTATAATATTTATGTTATTAAAAACTAAAGAATGCTCTTTCTTGTGTTGTTATATTACTTCCACTACTCAATGTAAAATCTGTAAATAACAACTCACTTACACCTGAGGCTTTCATCGTGAAATTTACAGCGGCTGATGATAAACCGCTTGCTTGTGTATATAATGGTACTGTTCGTTTAGCCTGACCCGTAGCAGTATCAGCTACTGTAATAGTATCATCACCAACTTTTGATCCTGTTGGTAAAACAGCACCTGTAGCTGCTATTGATATTGTTCCCGTACCATCAGACGATATAGTTGCTCCACCCAAGTTAATAGTAGATCCTGATAAGAATAATTCTCTATATCTTAAAGATGATGTTCCTAAATCATAAGTATCATTTGTTTTGGGTACCACATGACTGGCAATTCGGCCGGTCACTACTATGTCGTCGCTCGTTGCATCTCCTAGTGTAACTACACCATTTAATGTTGTTGCTCCAGTAGCACTTAATGTTGTAAAGGCACCAGTTGAGGGTGTTGTAGCTCCTACGGCAACATTGTTTATTCCTCCACCAGCCACACTTAATGAAGTTGCTGT